GAGCTGCCTACGCCGCCGACGCCGCCTACGCCGCCTACGCCGCCTACGCCTACGCCGCCGCCGACGTCGCCCGAGCTGCCTACGCCGACGACGCCGCCTACGCCGCCTACGCCGACGCCGCCAGAATCAAAGAAAGGGGTTGGCAGGCGAACATGCTCAGGAAGTTGTTTGGGAATCCATTCAAGGAGGGTAAATGACTTTACCAAAAGGTTTGCATAAAGGCGGGGGAAATGAAGTCTCGGAGTTCGTCGACAAGCACTCCCCCCAACCAAATAGGAGGGAGGCATGGAAAGGCCTAAATATTTAACCGAAGAAGAATGGTCGGTTTTATCTCACGAAAGCGCATGGGATAGAGATTGCGACTGGGACAATTACGCAGACGCCAAGGAGTCCGAGTTTGCCGCGCTGAAGTCCTCTCACGCCGAGACGGTCAAGAAGCTGGAGGGAGATTTAGCCCGAGTTTCTGAATCGGCAATGACAATGCACGACATGATGGATTCTGCGGCGCTTGAGCGCGACAAGTGGAAAGAGGACGCGGAGAGGATTAAAGAATTGGCCTTGATTCTTTGCCGACTCTTAGACAGGGATACCTATGTAAGTATTGAGGGCCGCCCTAAAGCCGAAGAATGGGGGATGGCTTGGCAAAATATGTTTGAAGCATCAGGACTTGGAGGAACCGTCGCCCACAGCGCCCCGAAAGGAGAAAAGCCGTGAACTTGCTGACAAAGGAACAGATTGAGGAACTGATTGCTGTTTTGCAGAAAGGATTTGGGCATCCTCAAATTGACACATTGGTATACAACAAAATTTGTGCCCTTGAAGACATGGCCCTAGCCTACCTGGAAACCCTCGCCCAAGTCCCCAGCGCGTGGAGGCCGATTTCTACGGCTCCCAAGGATGGGAGTGTTTTCTTGGCTGGCTGCTGGGTCACTTGTAAACGCCCCAATCTACCTAATGTCGATGAATGGCAACAATTTTTAGGACATATAGACGATGAAGGAGATTTTGTTGATCCAGAAACAGGAGAAGGATTTGGCTGGGAATGGAATGATTACACCCACTGGCAGCCTCTCCCCGCTCCGCCCGCGGCCACTGGAAAGGAGGTGTGACATGCCTGTTACATCTAATGTGTATCGAATTACTGGCCGCGAGAAGTTGCCTAGTATCTATTTTAAAAAGCGCGGCCCTGTGTTTTGTGAGGTTTGTGGCCTTTTTTTTCCTGTGGTTGATGTTTATAAGCGTCTTTTACCGGTGGCGCAGTGTCGTAATGCTTTTCACGTAGTGGTTGATGCTTTTAATAGTGTGAAGATTTAATTCATCATATGAAATTGATTGGCGCGCCTGGCTTTGTTTAGCAGGCGTTTTTCTTTGTCACGGTAAACTCTAGCGCGTTGCGCAGCTTGGTTTTAGCTGTTTTGTAACAGCACTTTATTTTTCAACCGTCAATTCAAAAATTAAAAAACGTAGGCTTCCGCAAGGTATTTCTTTACGGTTTTGTTTGTAACAGCACTTTTCTTTGTAACATCACTTTTATTTAATGCTGTTACAAAGAAAAGTGCTTGACTTTTCATGTTTTTTAGCCCTACTATTCCCTTGTTACAGCATTATTATTCAATTAAGAGTAAAAGTAGATACCTACCTGTTTACTAAAGTAAGGGAATTCTTACCAACTCGTTAACTAAGCTTGACCACTACTTAAACTCTTTAGAGGTATTATAGTGCTGTTACGCGGCAGAATCCTGGGAAAATCCTTTCCTTGCCTATCTTTATCTTGTAACAGCATGGCAAAAAAGTGCTGTTACATGCTGTTACATGCTGTTACAAGCCAGCGCGACCCGGCCGCGGCCCGGCCGGCGCCCGCGGCGCACCCACTTGGAGACCATCATGCCCTTTGAACTGCACGAAGATGTGTGCCTGCACCCGCAAGCCCGCTGGGCCGTTGATCGGTATGGCATGCAGTTTCAATGTGAGCGCTGCGGGAAACTTATGGGAGACCTGGCGCCGGACCTGCCGGGATACGCTGACCGGGTGATTGCGTTGTGGCTCCAGTGGGCCGCGGCTGGGCGGCCGGGCTTTAAGGGCGCCCGGCTTTACCGCAATGTTGGGAGCCACCCGCACCACCTGGTTTCTTTCCACCCGCGTGGTGGGGATTGATTGCCTGGTTTGGGATTGGCTCAAATAAAATGTAACTCCTTATAGGGGGGGCCTTTAAAGGGGCCGGCACCCCCAGAATGAAAGTGTAGACTAGTATAGGGAGCCCCATTTAAATCCGTGGAAAATTTTTCTGAAAAAAAGGGGTCGATATGAAAACCGTTCTGGTTAGAATTTCCGCAGAAGTCAAAGAAAGAATTTTACTTTTAGCCCAAGCCGGTGACACAGTGGATGCAAGCTTGCGCAGAGCATTGGATATGCCAGCGGCTACCGATGAAGCTGCCTTGACAAGAGCGCTGGGGGAGTGGCCATTTAAGAAGCTGCAGATTGATGAGTATGTAACCATCCCATATGAAGTAGATCAAACCACGGGCTTGGCAAACGAAAAAAAATTGGACAGAATTCGAAGAGCGGTATACCGCCACCAGGCACAAGCCCAAAAAAAGTTTTCAATGACTGGAACCCCTACCGGGTTAAGAATCCAACGCGTGCGAGGAGCCAATGAATAACGAGGACTTGATCCTTCCTAGGGCCGCGGCCGAGAAATTAGAACAGCCTGGAACCATGGATAATATTTGCACACACATTTTACAAGGAGGGAGCCTGGTTGACTTAGCCGAAACCTGGGAAATTCCTTTTGGGTGGATCCGTCAATGGATGGCTGCCGATGAAGAGCGTGACCGCGCCTATGCACTTGCCCTAAATCGCCGCGCTGAATTTGAAGGGGAAAAAATTAAACGTGAACTGGCCCGGATCGCTTACGCTGACTTTAGAAAAATCTACACCACGGACGGGAAACTCTTGCCATACAACCAATGGCCGGCGGACGTAGCTGCCGCAGTAGTGGGCGTGGAATACCGGGACGGTAAGTTAATTGAATTCAAACGCGCGGACAAAATCCGGGCACTGGAGCTGGCTGGCAAAACCATTGGCGTGTTCTCAGACAAAATTGAAATGGACGGAACTATGACCTTAGAGGCCATGCTCTCCACCGTGGATAAAATCGCCCGCGAAAAAATTAAAAAACCAGTCGTTATCGAAGAAGGGACTAAGCCATGAGAGCTAGCGAGGCCACATTGCTAAGATGGAGATTTGAGCCCTGGACATTTGTGCGGGAATGTTTTGGAGCTACCCCGGATCCCTGGCAGGATGAGGCCTTGCACGCTTGGAACGATAACCAGCGCCTGGCACTAAAAGCATGCAAGGGCCCTGGCAAGACCGCTTTAGAAGCATGGCTGGGTTGGAACTGGCTCTTGACCAGGCCGTTCTCCCAGGTGTTTGCCACCAGCATCACCGGGCAAAATCTTAGAGACAACCTTTGTAAGGAAATGAGCACGTGGCAGCAAAAAAGCCAGATCCTTACCGAAGCCTTTGAGTGGGGCACCAAACGTATCGTTCATAAATCATCACCAGGAAACTGGTTCATGACGGCACGAACCTGGGAAAAATCCGCAGACAAAAATCAACAATCAGAAAGTTTGGCCGGCGCCCACGCGGACTATATCCTTTTTATTTTGGATGAGGTCTCGGGTATCCCGGACGCGGTAGCAAACACGGCCGAAGGCGCCCTGGCCACGGGCATAGAAAGCAAAATCTTGATCGCAGGAAATCCCAGCCTTTTAACTGGCCCGCTCTTCCGAGCCTTCAACACAGAAAAAAAACTATGGTATGGGATTGAAATCACCGCGGATCCAGAAGATCCAAAGCGCACCACCCGTGTATCCAGAGATTGGGCCCTTCAACAAATTGCGAAGTGGGGACCTACAAATCCGTGGGTGTTGGTGAACGTGTTTGGGAAATTCCCGCCAGCTTCTATCAACGCACTTTTGGGCCGGCCAGAAATCGAAACAGCAATGTTGAGGAAGTTGGATCCCGAGGCCTACATGCACGCACAGCGCAGAATTGGAGTGGACGTAGCTTGGTATGGAGACGACTCCAGCGTCATTGTTTCCCGCCAGGGCCTGAAGGCCAAACTCATGGGACAACACCGCCACCTTTCAACCACGCAGCTAATGACCCAGGTGATGCTGGCCATAAACGCTACCAGCAGCGAAATGGAATTTGTGGATGGAACCGGTGGATGGGGCAACGGCCTGGTGGATGCCTTGATTGGCGCCGGCCGTGCTCCACTGGCTGTAATTTCAAACAGCAAAGCGAACGATGAACAATTTTTCAATTTGAGAAGTGAAATGTATTGGAACATGGCCAAGTGGGTGCAGCGTGGCGGCGCCCTGGAATATGACCAGGATCTTATGGAAGAAATTGAAGCCTGCACCACCTACTACTACCAGGGCAACAAAATACGGATCCTGGAAAAGCAGCAGGTGAAAGAAAAGCTGGGCCGAAGCCCGGACAAGTCGGACGCCCTTGCTTTAACCTTTGCCATCCCTGAACTGAAAACTATGTTTCCAGAAGCCGATGCCACCGGCCTGGACCCAGCCACGTATCAGAATTTTCTTCGCGGCCAGCGTGGCCCACAAATAGCGGACCATGATCCAATGGAGCAAACCCGCGCCGGCGAGCTGGGTGATTTTGGGAATGATCCGATGAGATCCAATTTTTAATTGACACGCCCAAGCTTTGGGCTTACCATCCACCCATGCAATACTCCAGGGAAATTGCCCAACATGATTTGATTGATGAGCTGATGCCGCTCTTTAGAGACCACTGGAAAGAAATGGCTTACGCTCTTCCAGAGTTTCAATTTGAAGTGGACGTGGACAGATACATTTTGGCCGAGGCCGCGGGCATGCTACGCCTTTACATTGCCCGAGGTGAAGATAAAGCCATAGCAGGATACGCCGTGGTTTTTGTGCAGCCATCTTTTCACCTGGTGCGCGATAAGCAATTTCTAAAGCGCGGTCCTGGCCGGATCAGCGAAGCCACCCAGGTGGCGATTTATTTGAGAAGTGACCACCGCGGCAGCGGCGCCAAGTTTGTTGAGGCCTACCAGGCAATGCTTCAAGAAGAAGGCATTGAAATGCTTTACCACCACGCGCAAATTGGTGGCCCAATGGAGGCGATACTTGAATTCCTGGGCCACACCAAAACAGAAACAACCTGGTGCTTAAAGCTGTAATTTGTTCCACGTGGAACATTTTTGAGGCGCGGAGATGGTAGCTACAGCAATTCCTTTAGTTATCGGAGCTATGCAGGCCGCCGGATCCGCCCAGGCCCAGAACCAGGCCCAGGCCACCGCCCACGCCCAACAAATAAAAGAGCAACAGATGATTGACCAACAAGCCAAGCAGGAAAAGGATACTCGGATAAATCAGGGCCAAACAGCTTTGGATACCCAGAAAATTTTGAATGATGCCCAGCAAGGCCCAGCAAACGCTGGATTTGCCAACATGCTTCTGACCGGAACCAAGGGACTTCAGAACCCGAACATGGCACCCTTGGCCGGCAACTCCATTATGGGGATATGATGGCCGATACCAACGTCAAAGCGCCTTGGAAAGTGGATTACGAAGCCGCCCTGAAAGATGCCGAGGGATCCGGCGCTACGGCCAAAGTGGAACGCATGAAATTGAAGCAGCAGCTCAACGTGCTCCTGGGCCAGATGGAAGTTTCCCGCAGCACCTTCCGGGCCCATTGGCTTGATCTTGCTTACCACATTGCCCCACGCAGAACCCGCTTCCTGATTACCGATGTGAACCGCGGCGACAAACGCATGCAGATGATTATCAAGAACACCGCCGGCCGCGCCGCCCGCACCCTACGCGCCGGCATGATGAGCGCCGTGACGAGCCCCACCCGGCCATGGTTCAGATTGGGCCCGGTAGATAAGGCCCTGCAGGACAGTGGCCCGGTGAAGCAATGGTGCTACGAAGTCACCGAACGCCTTTTGATGCTCATTGCTCAAACCAATTTCTATGAAGTCATGCCCATCCTTTACGGTGATGGTGGTGTGTTCGCCACCGGGGTAGTGTTTGCCGAAGAGGACATGAATTCCGTGGCACGTTTCTTTTCCTTGCCCATTGGATCCTATTCAATCTCAAGGGACGCCAACGGCCGGCTGGATACTCTTTGTCGCAAGTGGCGCATGACAGTCCGAAGCGTAGTTACAGAATTCGCCACCAATGACGATGGCACCCAGGCCTGGGACAAAGTTTCTGACTACGTGAAGAACCATTTTGAAAATGGGAATTACAACATTCAGTGCGACGTGTGCCACTTTGTAATTCCAAACCCGCAATACCGCCCCCAGACCCTTGGAATTACCGGTTACCCTTTTCTCTCCCTGTATTTTGAACTTGGCGCCGCGAACGTGGGAATTGAAAATTCACTTTCGTATCAGGGCCAGGTTTTGCCCCTTGACCGGTTTTTGAGGATCAAGGGATACCATCATGCGCCGGTCCTGGATTTTATTTGGGAACGCACCGGGGAAGATGATTACGGAACCTCCAGCCCCGGCATGGAAGCGCTGGCCGATATCCGAAGCCAGCAGCTTATCATGCGCAGAATTTTCCAGGCCATGGAATACAAACTACGCCCGCCCATGCTGGCCAGCCCATCCATCAAGCAGCAGAAAACCAGCATCCTGCCAGGCGACATTTTGACCGCCAACAATCCCAATGACTTCAGCATGAAGCCCATCATGGAAGTCGAGTTTGACCTGGCCGATGCCCTGAAGATCGAAGAGATGATTACCGAGGAAGTGAACGCCGCTTTCCTGGTGGATCTTTTCCGCATGCTCCTTGACGATGAACGCCGCACGCCACCCACCGCCACCGAAGTGCGCGAGCTGAAGCAGGAAGGCCTCCTGCAGCTGGGCCCTGTCATGCAGAATTTGAACGAAGGCGTTTTGAACCCGGCCGTCATGCTCATGTATAATTTTGCCATGCAGCAGGGCCGCCTGCCGGAGCCCCCGAAGGAGCTGGCAGGCAAACCCATTGCCATTGAATATATCAGCCTCATGGCTCAGGCCATGAAGATGATGGACGTGGCCGGCATTGACCGCTTTGTGACTTTCATTACCCCCATGGGCCAGCTGGCACCGCAGGCTCTTGATAAGGTGGACTTTGACGCCATGGTTGAGGAGTATGGAAATAAGCTGGCCATCCCGCCCATGATTATCCGGCCCGATGATAAGGTGGCCGAGATCCGGGCCCAACGCCAACAAGCCAGCCAGCAACAGGCCCAGGCCCAGGCCGCGGCTCAGCATGCCCAGACCGCGGCAACACTTTCCCAGGCTGATACCAGCAACCCCAATATGTTGACCGACCTTATGGATCAGTCCAAGGCCGGCGACGTGATGCCGGACAGGTGATGCAATGCCCAAGCAAGATGAATTTGATCCTTATTCTGAAGAAGATAATCTGGAGAAATTGAAGCAGCTACACGTGGAAGAAGAAAAGCGAAACAAGAAATTTGAGGAATTTCAGCTGGACGATTGGCGCCTGGCTTTAAGCGGGCCATCCGGCCGCGCCATCCTGGGCCAGCTGATACTTTTTTGCCGCACCATGGAAGTTAACACGGAACAGAACCCGCAGGCTTCCGGATACCGCGAAGGCCTTAGAGCCGCCGGGCTTTTTATTTTTGCAAAGATCAAAGCTGCAGCACCGAACAAGTATCTGGAAATACTTCGGGAGGCCGAAGCGGTTTCAGATTTTTTCAACACGGCAACAATCGCGGAATTGAACCGGGCCCGCGACTTGTTTAAATAAAGCAGGAGAATACCATGGTGGAAGAAAAAAAAGATTCGGCGGCCGCGGCCGGCGCCGGAGACGAGCAAGTCAGCGGAACAGGGACCCCGGCAAGCGCCACGCCGGATCCGAAACCCGCCGCACCAGCATCAACCGCGGCACCCGCCGCGGCAGCACAAGCCGAAGCCCAGCCAGCCGCCCCCGCGGCCGCGGCATCCGAGGCGCCGGCTGGAGATAAGCCCGCAGCTGCACCCGCGGCGACCGAAGAAGATCAGGTGGCCAAGGCCCAGGCGGATTTGAAGGCAGCCTGGGAAAAGCAGCGCCAAGACGGAAAGCTGACCCTGAAGGATGAAACCCTGGTGGCCATTGAAATGTATGCCAAGCAGAACAAGCTTGACGACACGCAGAAGGCCCTGCTTATCAAGAACCAGGACGACACTTTCCGGGCTCAGCAAAAAGAATGGCAGGACGCCCAAAAGCAATGGATCAGTGATTTGCAGGCCGATCCGATTTTTGGCGGGAAGAATTTCAAGACTTCCGTGGAAGGCGCCAAGCGCGTCATGGCCAAATTTGGCCCGGAAAGCTTTGTGAAGATGTTGGATACCACCGGACTGGGCAACCATAAAGACCTGGTCCTAACCTTTGCCAGAATTGACCGGGCCTTGATGGCCAACGATAGATTTGTGGGAATGGGAGACGAACAACAGAAGCCGGAAATCAAAACGCAAGAATCGGTGATGTTCCCCAATTCCCAGGATCCGAACGTGGCCGCGCAAAGCTAAGTCAATTTCTAGCATCAACGAAAGGAAACCCCCGTCATGGCTCTTTTGTCTGCAGGCGGCAACTTCCTGACTTTGGCCCAGTGGGCCAAGCGCCAGGCGCCCGACCAGGAAATTGACGTCATTGTTGAAATGCTTTCCCAGCGCAATGAAGTCCTGACCGACATGAAGTGGAAAGAAGGCAACCTGCCGACCGGCGAACGCACCACGGCCCGCACCAGCCTTCCCACCCCTTCCGACCGTATCATCAACTCCGGCGTGGTGGCGCATGCCAGCACCACCGAGCAGTTTGATGAACAGACGGCCGTGAAAGAAGATTGGTGCGACATTGACGAAGAGCTGGCCCGCCTGGGTGGCAACGTCAACGCCTTGCGCCTTTCGGAATACAACGCTTTCTTGGAAGGCTTCAACCAGGCCGTCACCAAGGATTTGTTCTATGCCAACGGCTTGACCTCGCCCAACAAGATCCTGGGATTCACCCCGCGCTACAATGACGCCACCCTGGCCAACGCTCAGAACATTCTGAACGGCGGCGGCGTGGGATCCGTCAACACCAGCGTGTGGTTGATCTTCTGGACGCCGGAAGGCTGCCACGGTCTCTTCCCCAAGGGCACCAAGGCCGGCATGGAGCACACCGACTGGGGCAAGCGCATTGTCCAGCAGGTGGTGAACACGCCGGACGGCGGTATCGGAATGAGCCGCCTGGTTGCCTGGTCCAGCCAGTTCAAATGGCACTTTGGCTTGACCATCAAGGATTGGCGCTATGCCGTTCGTATCTGCAACATTGACGTGAACAACCTGGTGCGCAAGAGCGGTGCGGCCGACCTGGTGGAATTGATGATCCGGGCCACCCACCGTATTCCGAACCTCAAAGCTTCCGGCGCCGCGTTCTACATGAACCGCACCGTGGCCGAGATGCTGGACATTCAGCGCCGCAGCGACGTGCAGCTGGGCGGACAGCTGAAGTATGAAGTGGTGGACGGTGAGCCGCTCTTTAGCTTCCGGGGAACCATCCCCATCCGGATCTGCGACCAGCTGGTTTTGAACGAAGCGACCGTGACCGGTCTGCCGGCTTTGAGCTAAGATCCAGATAGGCTTTACCGGGCCGCCGTTTGTGGCGGCCCGGAACCCAGCGGGATCTATTGGATCCAGCGAGTTTGGAGATTCCCATGATTCTTGACGCATACGGCCGGCTGGCCGCGGATCAGACCTTGACCGCTTCCGGCGCCAGCACCAACGTGCTGGACTTTGGTTTGCTCCAGAAAGACCTGGGCCCTGGTGAAGGCCTTACCATCCTGGTTCACGTTTTGAGCCTGCCGGCCGCCGGCGGAACCTATACCGTTGGCTTGCGGACTTCCGACACCCTTTCGGGAAGCGCCCTGGGTGGCTCTCCGGTGACGCTGCTGACGCGCACGATTGGCGCCACTTCGCCCGCGGGCAGCCAGTTTGAGGTGCCCATCCCGAAGGATCTTTACAATGCCGCAGCCGGAAAGGGATTGCTGGAATATCTCGACCTGTATTTCACGCTGGGAGGATCCAACCCCAGCCTGGAAATTGCGGCCGAACTGGTGCCCAGCAAGTTCCAGCAGGAATACAACGGCAACCTGGCTAGCGGGTTCACCATTGAGTAAGGTTTTTCTTTTCGCTTCCTGGCCGGGCCGGTGCCCGGCCGGGAAGCGGAAAATTACGCAAGGGGTCAAGCCATGGTTCAGAATTTTATGGACGTTTTGAAGAAGCAGACCAACCTAGCCCCCAACGGGAAGAGCTACGTGCCGGCACCGGACGTGCTGCCCGCGGGCCCCATCCGGGTGCTGGTGCTTGAAGAGGGATACATCAACGACGAGATGCAGCCCGTGAACCGAAAAATCGTCATTCAAAGCAAACAGTTTGCACGGACGAAATTGGCGAAGCCGCGCACCGTGGTAGTGGATGACAAGGAATATGTGACCAACTACCAAGAACATTGGATGGCTTATCTTGAGGACTTGACCCCGAAGAAGGCAGACGCCCAGGGCGGCGCCGGCACCCCAGGTCAGGGCGGATCCGGCCATCCGGCCGGAAAACAGCTTTAAGGAGTTTCCATGGCTTCCATTTACCAGCTTGATTTTGCCAGTGATGTGGTGGTGGTGAACCCAGGTGCCGCGGCCTTCCCCATCAGCCTTTCCGGGACGCCTTCAGCCGGCGACATCATCATGCAGGCAATTTGCATTGTCAGCGACACCACGGGCTGTAAGGTGCAGATCCAGGACAGTGCAAACGGCACGCCTTTCACCATTGCGGACAAATTCCCTACCACTGGGACTTTCCCCATTATGTTGGGTGTGAAAAGCTCCGACAGGAACGTGCCCGGAAGTGCCATCTTGAATTTGACGGATGCAGCTGGTTGGTTTGCCACGACCGGTGGCGGTGTGCAGGTGGTATTTATCGGACGATTCCGATAAGGGGGAATTCACATGATTGACCAGCCGGTTCAAATTATGAATTTGGCTTTGAGGCACCTGGCCGTGGCTACGCTTATTGGAGAACCCACCGAGCGCAGCCCGGCCGCGGAGGCCTGCCGGGCTTTTTATGACCAGGCGGTTGAAGAAACCATGAGCGAATTTCAGTGGACCTTTGGAAGCAAGACCCTTCCACTGGTAGAGCTTGTGGGCCCCGACATGACCGTGCCGCAGATGCCCACCCCGGAATGGACTTACGCTTACCAGTATCCCGTGGAAGCCATCCACGTGCGCCGCCTCTTCAGCGCCTTGAACCAGTCCAGCCCTGGCCAACAGCTTTGGGCCGGTAGCTGGGCTTCTGGCTGGCCCTGGAACTGGGATAGCACCCAGTGGCGCCTGCCTTACAAAATTTCCCAGAACCCGAATCAGCCCGGAACCCTTTGGCTGCTTTGCAACTGGCCATCAGTTTGGGCCGAAATTACGGTCTCAAATATCCCTACCCAGATGTATGGGGCGAAGCTGGCCCTGGCCCTGTCTTATCGCCTGGGCCAGCTACATTGCTGCCACCTTGACCGCGGGGGATCCCAATCAGCTGGGCCCCAAGGCGGAAATGCACTTCCACGAAAAAATCAACGAAGCCAAGAGCATCAACATTGAAGAGCAGCAGGACCCGCCCCTGCCTGATTCAGAATTTGTCCAGACGAGATCCGGGTATTCCGTCAACCCGATTCCTGGGCCCTATCCCTGGCAGCCATTAGGATCCGGCGTAACTATTGAATAAGCTTTCTGGGAACTGTTAAGGCCTGCAAGTGCGTGGCTATACTAGACTTCCCAAGGTTTCGTCGGGGTCGTCAATGTTGTCGAGAAACTCCCGCAAGGCCTGAAGCAGATTGCAGAGACACACCTTCCGCTTTCGAACCCCGGAAGGTGTGACCAAATTTTAAATTCAACCTAAACCAGGAGAACGACATGCCCGAAGAACAGAAGGAAGGCGCAGACCTTACCCACATGGGCCGCACCGCAGAGGAACGCAAGGGCGCCGGCGAACCGGTGAGCGACGGAGATACCTCAACGCAGTATCACTACGGGCTCCGGTGCAACCTGGGCAATGAAGAATTGAAGAAGCTGGGCGTGGCGGAACTTCCCTCCCCCGGCGAAGAACTGGAAGCCGAAGTGCGTTTTAAGGTTATGGGAGCCCGCACCGAAGGCGAGGGCACCGAAGCCCGCCACAACGTGGAGCTGCAGATTACTCACATGAACATCATGAGTGGCGAAGAAGAAGAAAGCGAAGAGGGGGACGCCGAGGAAAAGGGCAAGACCCTTTTTGGAAAGCCGGCCGAAGAAGGCGGAGAGGCCCAATAATATGACTGTCCTTTCTCAACGCAGCTTCAGCCGCGGAGAGATTGCGCCGGAACTTTGGAGCCGCACAGACCTAGCCGCGTATATCGCTGGCTTGAAAACGTGCCGCAACTTCATGGTCAAGCGCACCGGCGGGATTCAAAATCGTCCCGGATCTTCCCTGGTTACCAAAACAAAATTTGGCCAGACCGGGAAGATCCGGACGATTCCGTTTATTTTTTCCCAGTCCCAGGCCTACGTCCTGGAACTGGGAAATCAATACATGCGCTTCAGCAAGAACGGCCAGCAGATCAAAAGACCTTTTGGTTTGCGTGGCCAGGTTCTGGACATAAGCAAAAATGCCACTTCCACCGTGACGGTGGTGAAAACAGATGCCAACCTCGTTTTTACCCTTGAAATAAACCTGTCTTTAAATCCGGCCTGGACCGCCTTGAACGGGATCCAGGTTTTGCTTGGAACCAATGTTTCCGGGAATATTTGGCATTGGACAAAAACCGGTGCGCTTCCCATTGATACTTCCGCCTTGCCACCCTTCCGCGCCGGCAGCGCCACAAATCCAGGCGCCACCTGGTTTGCGGCAATCAACGGCGGCAGCTGGAATTTAGGAAGTTTTAATTCAACTCAAAGCTTTATCGCCTTCAATCCCTATACTCCCAGCACGCCACCCTTTGCAGCTTTACAGGACATTACCCTGGCCAATATTGTTGATGCCTCGGGGAATATCATTCCGGGCTTCAACGGGGATTTTGTTTTAGGATCCCCCCTTACTATTGGTGGCGCCAGCGTGGCCTATGAACTTTTGACCCCGGAAGGCGCCAGCATAAATTCCACGGCCTGGGCCACCCCAGCCTTCCCACAGGGCGCCAACAAAATCACGCAGCCTTATGAAATCCAAACCCCATACACCACCCCCGACCTGGTGACATTGAACAAGCCACCCCAGGTGGCGGACGTGATGATGCTGGCCCACCTGAATTACCCGCTCCAAGTTTTGTCCAGACTGGCCGATGATGAATGGTATTTGTCTCCGGCTTCCTTGGGATCATCCACCAACCCCCCCACCGCACTGGGAATAGTCGGAACCTGGACCAACGCCACCCAGCCCTTTTATAATAACGGGTGCGAAAGCAACTGGTTTGTCACGGCCGTCGATCCCTACGGCAGCGAAAGTTTGGTAGCCGGGCCTGTCTATGTGCAGGCAAGAAATGGAATTACCGATGCCTATAATTCTAACTGGCTTTCTTCCGTGGCACTTTCGTGGACGGCGCCCAGCGCCGGCGCCGGCTACACCTACAATATTTACAGGTATGACGGGAACAGCATTTTTGGAGAGAGCACCGGCGCCCTTCCTTTGCCCGCTCCTCCTGGATATTTTGGCCTGGTAGGGAGCACCACCCAGACCAGTTTCACAGATGACATCTTGCCCATGGATGTGACGACTTTGCCGCCGGCCGGAAATACCAATCCATTCAATCAGCCAGGCCGCTATCCTTCCGTGGCCACGTTCTACCAAAATCGGCTTATGCTGGGAGCCACGGCCGACGCCCCGCAAACCATTTGGGGATCCAACACCGGCGACTATTATAATTTCAATGTGTCGTCCACCCCGAAGGATACCGATTCCTTCAATTTTACTTTGTCCAGCAACGAAGTCATGAATATCGCCTACATGCTTTATATCAATCCAGGCTTCCTTTTGGTGTTCACGCAAAATGGGGAATGGGTTTGTTTTGGTGGATCCGATGGTGCCCTGAAGCCCGGAAATTTTGGATTGCGCCAGCAGAGCTATTACGGCGCGGCCGCGGGCCTGCCAGTGCTTCCCATTGGGAAAAGCGCCCTTTACGTCCAGGCCATGCAGACCATTGTAAGGGATTTGACCTCCAGCTTTTCCGCCAACGGTGGCAACAATGTTGGATACGACGGTGATGATCTTACCATCTTTAGCCAGCACCTCCTGGATGGCCACAGTGTGGTGGCCTGGGCATACCAACAAATTCCGGATTCCACGGTTTGGATGGTGCGGGATGATGGTGTGCTGCTTGGTTTGACCTATCTGAAAAATCAGCAAGTGCTGGCCTGGCACCGGCACGACACCCAGGGAAGCTATGAAGATGTGTGCGTGGTGCCCGAGGGCAATGAGAACGCCGTTTATGTTTCCGTGATGAGGACGGTAAACGGCCAGAGCTTGCGTTTTGTTGAACGATTCAACAGCCGCCAGCTGAAGGTTCAAACCCCGCAGGGGAACGGACTTTTTTCCAAAGGCGGCCTGGTGGATTCAGTTTTCATGGATGCCGCTAAAACTTATGACGGCCGCAACACCACCGGCCAGACCATGACCCTTTCCGGCGGATCCACCTGGACATACCAGGAACGTTTGACCCTTACTTGCACCATCGCAATTTTCCGCCCGGACATGATTGGGGACGTGATAGTGCTTCAGGTGCCAGGCACCGGCACCGTCAACCCCGTGACCAATCTGGTGCAATGCAAGATCGTTTCTATTACCAGCCAGACCGTTGCAGTGGTAACGGCGGAATATCAAGACCCCACAGGGACGGTGCCGGTGGCCATAAGGAACACGGCCACGGCCACCTGGGCCCACGCCGCCCAGCAGCTTGTGGGCCTTTACCAGCTGGAAGGCCAGCAAGTTTCCGTGCTGGCCGATGGTGCCGTGCTTTCCAGCCCGAACGAATGGTTTTTAAATCCGGATGGATCCCAGAACTATCCGGCCGGCGCACCCCTCACAGTGACCAACGGCACCTTGACCCTTCCACGGCCCGCTTCCGTGGTGCATGTGGGACTTCCATATTTTTCAGATATGGAAACCCTGCAAATTGATTCCGAGACCGGCGAAGCCCTGGTGGACAAGCGCAAAGACGTCACCAGGATAACCTTGTGGCTTAAGGAGACCCGCGGCATTTACGCCGGCGGGCACCTTCCCTTGCCTTACGAGGAAGGCTATTCTCCCCTGGCCGTGGGAACCAAAACGCTTTACGAAATGAAAATCCGGAATTTGGAAAACTATCAAAGCCCTATTGACCTGGCCACCCGCACCGCCATCATTGAATTGGGAGGGAACTGGGATTATGATGCCCACGGTTGTATACGCCAGGTGGCGCCCTTGCCCGTGACCATCATTGGCGTGTATCCTTCCGGACTTATTCCCCCAACCAAGTGAGGCAACTATGCCGGACGAATTAAATGGCCAGGTGGCCTATGATAGCAGCGGCAGCTCTTTCAATATTCCCGCCCCTGTAGCCGGTGGCGGGAATAGCCCCTATCCCTTCATTGCCGCCGGCGCCGCCACGCGCCTGGGAGCCGCCATGAACCAATCCGCGGCAATTTCCGCCCAGGGCGCCTACCAAGCAAACCAGGAAAGAACCAACGCGCACCTGGCCAAAATTTCTGCCGATACAGCTTTGACGCAAGGCGCCTGGCAGGCCAACCAGATCCGGAAGTCCGGCGAACAACGCAGTGCCCGGACTATTGCCAGCAGCGGCGCCCAAGGTGTGACCGCCGGAAGCATGGCCCCCATGGCCGGCGCAGAGCGGACCGCGGCCGGAATTGACGCCCTGCAGGCCAAGGCCAACGCCTATAAGACCGCTTTTGGTTTCGAGACCGAAGCCCTACAGCACAGCACGGCCGCGGAATTCACAACCCAAGCGGCCAACGCCTCCAGCCGGAACACTCTTTTGACCGGCGGCCTCCAGGCCATCCAGGGCGGCCTCAAGGATTATGTGGACTATGACCGTGCTGCCAACTATGGGAGATAATTAAATGGAGGATTTAGAGCAGGCCACCGCGCTTCATGTAGCACCCAGCGCAGAAAATACCCGCGTATCCACCCAGGCACCCATTGAAGCTTTTGGAGGTGGCGCCTCTATAATGCAAGGTGCAGAGGCAGCCGCCGGAATTTCTTCAGATGCTTCTATCATTGCCGGCCGGCATGAGTATGACGCTAACCAGCTGGCCATGCAGCAAGGCACCAACACCGCTAACGATTATCTGGATCGAGCCATCCACGGCGCTTACAACCCGGATGGCAGCCTGGCCGCGCCAGGCCTGAAGCATTACACCGGCACCAATGCCCTGAAAGCCCAGACCGACCTGGAGCCCGACCTAAAAAAGAACCTGGACGACGTGGCCGAGACCTTCAAGGATCCGCGCCAGAAGGCCAATTTTGGCCGCATTGCCAACGAAATGGTGGACCGCTTCCACAACGCAGCCCTGGAGCATCAGGACAGGGAAATGACGGCTTTTTCTGAACAGACCAAGGCCGTGACCGTTGAGCAGGCGCAACGTGATGCCCTCAACAACTTCGACAAGCCCAACCAGGTGGATCAAAATTTGCACCGGGCCGTCCTGGCCATCCAAGAAGATGCCAGGCGCCGCGGCCAAAGCACGGATATCCGCCCCAAGCTGGAAGATGGAAGCACCAATCCAGACTACAACCCAGCCCTACGCAACGAAATGATAAAAGAGACCGGGGTAATTTACGCCGGAGTGGTGAGCCGGTTAGCCGATGCCGGCCAGGATGAAATGGCTTCAAATTTTTACGAACGCCACAAGGCCGACATTCCCCAGAACCAAAGGGATACCATTGGAAAGACGGTGGAACGAGCCAGTAGCCGCGTGGCCGTGGCCAACAACACCAAGAAGATCCTGGAAGATCCCGCCCTGGCCGACGATGTGACCAAACAGCGCCAGGCCGCGGCGGACATTGACAACGCAACCGTGCGGGCCGCGGTGCTGAAAAACATCAATACCCAGGCCGCCCAAAAAGACAAAGCAGACAAGGACGAGACCAACAAGCTTTACAATGGATACGTGGACGCCTTTTTAAAAAACAAAGGCCAGGGATCCATTGAAAACATGATCCCACCTTCGGACTGGGAAAAGCTGGCCAAACACAATTTAACCAAGCAGCTGCTTGACCACGAACAACCGCCCCCCACCGGGCCCGAGGCCGCCGACATATCCCTGATAGCCAGGAAGAAATTTATGCGTATGAGCCCCGAAGATATGAAGGCCATGCCCGTGGCGGACTTCGACAAGCTTTATTTAAAAATGGGATCCAAAGATCGTTCCTACACCATTGGGATTTACCGTGCCGCGCAAAAGGGCAACACCGACCAGGTGCAGGCCGCCCAGGGCCAGCACGATATTGGTATGGGGATCCTGGACAACACCAAGGAAAAGGATCCAGAAAAAAAAGCGCAACTGGTGGACAAATTCCACGCAACGCTGGATAATTTCAAGGTTGCTACTGGCAAGGAAGCGGATCCGGAAAAAGCCCAGGCCGTGGCCGACGACATTACCAAGCAACATATTTTAAGCACAAAACCCGCGGGCCCCACCGTGGACAATTACATGCGTCAAAACAACATCAAATCCGGCGCCGATATTTGGAAGTCCGTGCCTTACGATAAGCGGGCCATGGTTGAAAAGATCGCCACGCCCGGCGCCAGCGACGAGCTGAAAGGCCGTTTCCTTATCAAGATGATGATGAAAGACGCCCAAGAGAAGTAACCCCCATTGAGGTTTACGTGCCCAACCCCTCCCAGCCCAGCCCCCAGGACTTTGAAAGTTTTGCCGCAGATCAAGCCAAGATTCCAGCCGCCCCCGCCCTGGTCCCCGCGCCGGCCGCGGGCCTGGCCGTGGGCCAGCCGGCCGGCAGCCCTACATCAGAAGATTTTCAGGCTTTTTTAAATAGCCCGGACGCCCAGCTTCCAGGCGAAAAGCTTTCGGCCGCTACCACGGCCGCCAAAGACATTGCGCCAGCCGCAGCTGCCAAGACCTTGGACTTGACCAACAAGACCGGCCTGCCTGAAAGTTTTGTAGCCGCCAAC